ACTGGGTTTCGCCCTGCCAACCGAGAGCTTGAGAAAGCCTTCGGATGAACGGAACGAGAAAAGGACGAAGAGTGACGTCAACAGGCCGATTACGGCCAGGGTGTGTCGGATCCATGTAAAGGCTCCTAGTAAGAGTAAACCACCTTGCATGATGAAGACTTGTTTGTCTCCATCGCTCATGTGTGCCATAATTCTGGCACTCCGGTCTTAGTAGATCGGCTCGAGCGTATCGGTCATCGCCACAACAGTGGCATGGCCGAGGACGTTCTGCATGAGCTTCAGGGTGTTCTTACGTTCCTGGGACGTACTCTGCGCGCTGAAGTTAATCGTCAGTTTCGCCGAGTTGTTTCGCACCACCACGTTCTGCGAATCGACGACAGCCTCGACCGGATCATTAAATCCGATATCAAGGGTGTAAGCCGACTTTGCAGTCTTAGGCTGGTTAAGGCTCACCCGAAGGGTTTCGAAACCCTGCGGAGAAGTGGCGCTACGGTTGGCCAGGATGGCCAGGCTTCCGTCAGTAGTGACCGGAGCAAAGGTGTGCGTGACGGGAGAAACCTCCGCGTCAGCAATCGCGATGTTACCCAAAGCGGGCATAGTTCGAACCTCTATTTGAAGGTGAAGAACCGGTCGTCAAATCGTCGACCTGGTCCCCCAAGGGCTCCCGCGAAAAGCGAGAGTGCGTTTGCAGCGTGGACAGCACTAAATGGATCCTTAAAGCCAGGAAACTGTGGGAACGGAAAAGAACTATAGGTCGTGCGCTTCAACTCGAAGTCTCGGCGGTAGATCTTGTAGTCCGAATCCCGGTAGACAGTGTTCCCAGTGCTGTATCCCTTTCGGAACACGGCTTTAACGACGCCCTCACGACGGATCGACTTCGATCCAAACCCGAACTTGTAACCCAGGGTCGCGTCTAACGTAGACAGCCAGTCGCCGATCGGTAAAAACCAATCGACAACAAAGCTATACGGGACGAGTTCCCAGGCCAAGAGTGCCGGATTTGTGAGGCCCAGAGAAGTGACAGTGGCTAGGAAACTATTGTCAGGAATAACATCTAACCTGACAAAAACGCCGGCAAAGGTACTCTTTGTGCCGACGAAATAGTCTAGACCATCAGTCCGAGGGTTCGAAGGATGTGAATCCCAGAACCCCGAAGACTTCTCTAGCTTGGAACCCTTTACCGTGACTACCCAGTCACGACTCTTGTCATATTTCTGGAGAGAGTCTATGCTCCCTTTGATATCAGACATGAGCGG